ACGCCGACAATTGCTATGTCTTTTGGCGTGTTAAACGCCGCTGGCACATCTCTGTCAACGGCTACTGATGACGGTGGCGCTGCTTGGGCAACTGGCGTGACTGTTGGTCAAGCCGGTGGCGCAGTGGTTCCAATGTCTAGAGCTTTGCAGCGCGTTAACCAAGCTCAAGCCGATCGCAAGATTGGTGTGTCTGTGACTGCTGGTGCAGCAACCGCTGCGGCTGGCACGCTTGGCCTCACGTTGCTTTATCGCGCAGCCTAAGCTAGACCCTTCTGAGAAGAGGATGGCGCTTGTGCGCCCTTGAGGGGGGATTGATTTCTCCCCTCTTTTTTTGGAGTTTTTGCATGAAGTTACAAACAACAATCCTTCCTCGAAAATCCGGTCAGGTGATCGCGCGTGGAGCCGATGGCTCTCAGTATGTGTTTGCGCCCGACCACTCAGGCGATCTGGTGTGCGATGTTGAAGATCAGGCAACCGTTGCCATGCTCATTAAGACAGGCAATTTTCATCCGGCCGATCCTGCCGAGTATGAAGTTGGGATTGCTGTGGCGCAACAGTTCTATCCTGAAACGGCAGAAGTTGACGAGCCGCTCGATGACGACCATGAGAACCTAAATGCAATGCCGATTGAGGACGAAACGCCTCCCTCGCGTCGCAAGCCACGCAAGGCTAAATAATGGCTGTTTGGGCGGATCTGTATCCTTTTATGATGGGCAGGCTTCAGGGCTGCCCGATTCCGCTCGCAGAGCTTGAGCTGCGCAAATCTGCTATCCGTTTCTTTCGGGAAAGCAGGGTGTGGAAAGTGATGCTCGATACCATGGCGCCCGCTGGCGTGCCCGAGTTTGATCTTGAAGCAGACGAATCGTCGCAGCAACCCGTCAGAATTGAAAAAGCATGGGGCAATGGGCTAAAGCTCTCTGTCTATACCGCAGATGGTATGGATAGCCAGTTCCCTGACAATTGGATGCTACACAAAGCCTCCACCCCTCAGTCGCTTGTTCAGATCGTACCCAATGTTGCGAGACTGTACCCCGTCCCTACGGCGTCTGTTTCCGTCACGATCCGAATGTCGGTCTGCCCGTCGGAAACCTCGTCGGGCTTTCCAGATGAATTTTTGCGCTATCGAGATTCGATCGTGGCAAACGCTTTGGCTTCGTTGTTTTCTTACGAAAAAGAACCGTGGTATTCGCCTCGCTCTGCTGCTGAACAATACGCGCTTGCTCGCCTGTATACCAATGAGGCGGCTGACCAAGCGGCGCATGCCTTTGGCAAGGCTCGCGTAGCTTCCCGTCCTAACTGGTGCTGAGGTAGACAATGGGAACAATCACTGGTCAATACCTAATTACCAGCGCGCAGCTCACGCTCAAAGACACAAGCGCTATTCGCTGGACACGCGCTGAGCTTTTGGGCTACTTAAACGATGGGCAGCGCGAGCTTGTCACGATTAAGCCCGAAGCCTGCACCATTAACACGGTAATGAAGCTCGCCGCGGGGCTCACCAAGCAATCTATACCCGATGCGGCCATCACCTTGCTAGATGTCACGCGCAACATGGGCGCAAGTGGCGCCACTCCTGGTCGCGCGATTTCTATCACGTCTAAAAAAATGCTCGATGCTGTGGCGCCAGCGTGGTCAAGTGCGGCCAATACTGACGGCTACATCACGCACTTTACTTACGATCCGCGCAACCCAAAGGTGTTTTATGTCTACAAGAAAGCACCGGCTTCGGATTTGTACGTTGAAATTATGTACTCAAGTGTGCCGGCGGCCGCGGCAGATTCGTCAACGGGCGTAATCGGTGTTGATGATATTTTCGCCAACGCTTTGTTGGATTACGTGCTTTACAGAGCATACGCAAAAGATGCTGAAACACAGAACGCGCAGCTTGCTACAGCGCACTACCAAGCCTTTGCAAATAGCCTTGGCATTAAAGCGTCTGGCGACTTGGCAAGCAATCCTAACCTGAAGGCTTCGCAGTTTAACCCTGCGATTTCAGGCTCAGCAAAAATCTAAGGGGAAGCAATGTCACTCACCACCTGCGCCGTTACCTTTCGTATATTCCAAGACGACGGCACGCCTGACGTGGGCGCAACCGTCTCTGCGATCCTGAATCAATATGAGGTCTATAACGGCTACATCGTCCCAGATCTAGTCACTGGCACAACCAACTCGAGCGGCATTGCGGTTTTAAATCTTTGGCCAAACGTTTTGGGTAGCACTGGCTCGGTTTACACCTTTAGAGTTATTGGCTCAAACGGTAAGAAGATCACCACAACCGCAATGGTTCCAAACCAAGCTGCGGTTAATGCGACTGATATTGCCGGACTTCCCGCGCAAGGATCTCAGACCGACGCACAGTACAGCCTCGCAATCAGCCAGACCTATGCCGGACAAGCCTCTGGAAGCGCCACAGCTGCGGCAGCAAGCGCAGCAACCGCCCAGGCCGCTGCGGGTTCTATCGGTGATAGTGTCACGACAGCGACAAACCAAGCTACGGCTGCATCCGCAAGTGCAGCCAATGCCGCGACTTCCGCAACAAATGCCTCAACGCAAGCCACTACGGCAACCAATCAAGCTACGGCGGCATCGACTAGCGCGGCCAATGCAGCAACATCTGCAGCAACCGCTACGACACAAGCAGCGACAGCTACTTCTCAGGCAACTGCGGCGTCAGCAAGTGCGACAAACGCTGCAAGTTCGGATTCTGCGGCGGCTAACTCAGCAACGACCGCAACGACTCAGGCAACGAATGCGAGTGGCTCGGCCTCGGCAGCGGCCAGCTCTGCCTCTGCGGCTTCTGGCTCAGCTTCGGCGGCAAGCGGTTCTGCTACATCGGCAAGTGCTTCGGCAACTACGGCAACAAATCAGGCAAATATCGCTACGACACAAGCAACCAATGCGGCGGCCTCTGCCACTCAAGCTGCTAGCAGTGCGGCTGTTGCATCTTCGGGCGGGATTCGATTTGACCAATCTCAATCGTTAACTGCGCTACAAAAGACTCAGGCTCAAAGCAATATGGGCTTGGCAACTGTTTCGTCAACCGGTTCGTATAACGATTTAACAAATAAGCCAACGATTCCGACTGTACCAACAAACGTTTCGGCGTTTGCTAATGATTCTGAGTACACGACGTTAGCAGCGGCTCGCTCAGGATTAGGCGCAAGCGGTTCGTTAAACTATAACGCAACGACTGGCGTATTTTCCTACACAGCGCCAACGATAGTTTCTGCCCTTACAAATGACGCTGGGTATTTGACTGGCATTACAGCGGCTCAAGTCAAAACGGCTCTAGGCATTACCACTCTTTCTGGAAGCAACACTGGTGACGAAACCAGCACTTCAATTATTTCAAAGCTTGGGTATACGCCTTACAACTCGACAAACCCTTCAGGCTTCCTGACTGGCATCACATCTGCTCAGGTCACGACAGCCCTTGGTTTTACGCCTTACAACGCAACGAATCCAAGCGGCTTTCTAACCAGCATTACATCTTCGCAAGTCGTGACAGCGCTTGGTTTTACTCCAGAGAATGGATCAAATAAAGGCGTTGCAAATGGCTATGCGCCGCTTGGATCGGATGGAAAAATTTCCTCGACTTATTTGCCAACGTCGAGTGCTGCCACGACAGGCAAAGCAGCAGCTTTAGCACTTATTTTCGGAGGTTAATAAATGTCAAGTCCTAATATCGTCAACGTCGCAACACTCACCGGCAAGACAGCCGTTCAAATTGCTGGCACAAGCGCCACGGCAATCATCACCAACGCAGCAGCAAGTGGCAAGGTTCTCAAAGTCAACGCGCTACTCGCTGGCAACATCGACGCAACTACAGCCTACGATCTGACCGTCGATCTGTTTCGCTCGTCTGTCGCGTACCGTTTCGTCGCTGCGGTTTCAATCCCCGCTAAGTCGACGCTCGATGTGCTTGGTAAGTCGATCTATCTCGAAGAGGGCGATTCGCTGCGCTTGACCGCAAGCACAGCAGCAAAGATCGAGGTGGTTGCCTCTTATGAGGACATTTCCTAATGAGCCGCGTTAATGGCGGTATGGTTGGAGCAACAAAGCTCTATCCGTCTAGTGGGATATGGTCTTTGCGGAATGCCCAATTATTTGCAATTCCAATTGACTACGCGATCATCGGCGGAGGTAACTCTCAGGGCAAGGGCGGCTCTTGCATTTTTGGCTCTGCGTTAATTCAAAAATCTAGCCTTGCAGTCACTGTTGGCGCGGTAAATGGCACATCTTCATTCTTGGGATTAACTGCTGCCGCTGGATTATCGGGCAATGCACCTACACAAACGTATGGGCCAAACGTATACGGTTACTCAATCACCACAGCAAATGGTCAGCCTGGAGGTGGCCCAGCATTTAATGCAGGAGGCGGTGGTTACGTTGACCAGTATGGCGGCAGCGGCGGCACTGGAGGTGCAGGCAATTTATATCCAATAGACGGGAAATATTATGGCGCTGGTATCGGTGGTTATCGTAGTGCCAGCGGCTTTACAAACGAAGCAATCGGTTGGACGGGTAGCACAGGAGCAAACGGCACAGGCTACGGCAATTTCGGCTCAGGAAACATGGCTGGTGGTGTGATTATTTCTTACGTTTCGTCCACAGACTTGTTTACTGGCGGCACTGTCACCCTAGTTAATGGGCGCAAGTTTCACACCTTTTCAAGCAGCGGACTTCTCGTCCCGCTCTAAGGATCAAAATGTCAAGTTACGCAAAAATCGAAAACGGTGTTGTTGTGAATGTCATCGAGGCTACGCCTGAGTTCATTAGTCAGATCGAGGGCGTCTACGTCGAGGCATTTCCCGATGCAAATGGCGAGCCTGAGAAGCGCTTTAATTATCCCCAAGTTGGCGATCCATACGATCAAGAGCACGATGCTTTCTTTTCGCCAGTAGCGCCTTACCCGTCGTGGGTAATGTCTGCGACCTTTCAATGGGAAGCGCCAATACCGAAACCAGAGGGTAATTTTATTTGGGACGAGCCGACATTAATGTGGGTTGAGATCATCACACCAAACCCAAAGCCAGAGGGCAATTACGTCTGGGATGAGCCGACACTCTCTTGGGTAGCAGTGTAGAAACGGGGGTCTTGTGACAACACTAATTGCCAAGCAATTCAGCGGGATCGCACCGCGCGTGCGGCCTCGTTACTTGAGCGACATTCAGGCTCAGATCGCCAATAATTGTCAGGTCTGGAATGTCGATTCTTTGCGTCCTATGCTTGGCACCTCCAACGTTAGCGCCACGCAAAAAGCGTCGCCTCAATCAATCTACAGATTCGGTCAGGACTCAAGTTCGGAGACTCAGTACTGGTTTGAGTTTTTAGCCG